AAACACCTACTGCGTCTCCGCTCAGTTCACCGATCCGGAAACGAAAGCAGCCTGGGAGGGCGAGCGTTACGGCTGGATCCAATCATGGCCCGATCGTCTGGATCTGTGGGAAGAATACATTGCCCGCAGGCGAGCAGCACAGCAGGCAAAGGACCGGCACGGAATGGAAGCCGTGGAGTTCTATTTGGCGAATCGTGAAGCGATGCACGAAGGCGTCGTCATGCTGGCCGAGAACTTCAAGTCGATCACGCTGAAAGACGGACGGCAGGCAGTTCATTCGGCGATTCAAGAAGCGTACAACAAAATCTCCGATACAAATCTTTCCGCCTTCAAAGCCGAATATCAAAACGATCCGGATCCAGAGGAGCAGGCCGAGGTTTCCGCGCTGACTCCGGGGCGAGTCGCTGGTCAGTTGTCGCGAATCGAGCAGGGTATCATCCCAGACGACATGGCTTTCTCGTTTGTCGGCATCGACATCGGAAAGTACAAATCGCACTGGGTCAAAATCCGGATGACGCGCGAGGCCGTTCTGTGGATCACCGACTATGGATTCGTTGAAACGCACGGGCTGACCAAGTTTTCCAGTGAGCAGGCCATCGAACTCGGAATCATTCAATCATTGCTGGAGTTCTCCGACACGGACGTTTTCAAGGATGCAACACCGACGCTGACACTAGTGGACTCCGGAGACTTCACGGAATCGATCTACGAATTCTGCAAGCAGGCCGGAAGCCCGTTTTTTCCTGCGAAGGGGTGGAGCAAGGAGCGATTCCATCAGAAGAAAATCACGGAGGAGTACCAGCCATTCCTTCAGGCCTACGCGCATAAGACGATCGACAGCAAGCGGCGCGAAATGTGGCTTTACAACATCGAGACAGAGTTTTGGAAAAAATGGGGGCAGGAACGATTCCTCGTCGATGCGTTTATGGATGACACGCGACTGCCTGGCAGCGTCGCGTTGTTCGATCCACCGCATGGCGACCGCAAATTCCATTCACAATTCGCCCGCCACATCGTGAGCGAATCAGAGCAATTGGTGCCGGTCGATGGTAAGATCAACAAGCGTGTCTGGGTGGTACACGATAAGGCAAACAATCACTGGCTGGACGCCTACGCCCTGGCGTGTGCAGCCGCTGGATGTGCGGGGCTCCGGTTGGTTAATCCAATCGTGGCGGAGATCGTGCCCGCACCAGTAAAGCAAGAACCAAAAACACGAGTGACAAATCAGTATGGTCAGGCGTTTTTAGCAACGGAAAGAAATTGAAATGGCGAGACAGAACACACTTCCAACGATCGACGGAACAGCACTAGTGACGCAGCCAGCAAGGCAAGAACCACCAGTGCGGGCGCAGGCAGAACCGCCGATCGCTGAATCATACATGGCACGTCGTGTCGACGTGAAGTTGCCGTTGCTGCATCGCCGCATTCTGCGGGACAAGATGCGGATCTTGCAAGATGCGGGAGCGAGGTTGCAGGACGGAACTGAGGTCACCGACAAGACGAAAACGGTGCTGTGGATTTTAGAGAACGAGGTTGATTTGTCGGCAGACTAACGCTATCGTGCCAGTTCAATCACTTGTACAAGAAGTGATTAAGACGACTTTCGCGGGGCAACCCGCATTGAGAAACCCTCTCCGGTACTTGTACTATCGGACGAGGGTTTTTTCATGGAATACAAGACATGGCAGACTACACCCCAGAACTGCGTTATATGCTGTCGATGGCTAATCAGGGGTTGCCGTGGTGGAAGGCTCTTGCTGAGCTCGTCGATAACGGTTTCGATGCCAAAGGAAATCGCGTCGAGATTTCCGTTAAGGGGCGAACCGTAACGATCGTGGATAACGGCCGCGGTATGACCGAAATCATGAAGGCTGTTCGCCTGGGTGGCCACTCGCCAGCACATGGCCGAGGAATTGGCATGTACGGCGTTGGCCTTAAAGACGCATGGCTTTCAAACGGCGATAAGATCGAAATCGTTACAGTCAACTCAGGATTTAAAACGTCTCTTACAGTTGACATCAGGGACATGAAACTGTGTCCGCAGACCGGAAAATGGCAAGGGCCAGACCCTGTCACCGAAGAGACAAACGAAAAGTCAGGCACAAAGATCGTCTTGCACTTGAGAGCAGGCCGGAATACTCCAAGCGACGACGTGTTTAGAAAACTCGCTTTCGTCTTTTCGCCAGCTATCGTGCAAGGGCTTCAAATCGTCCGTATCGTAAACGGAAAATCAAAGCCACTTGGTGCCGTGCTGCTGCCAGAGTTCAGTGAAAGTATTCAAGATTCTTTTGATGTCAATGGTAAATCGGTGTCGTTGAACGTCGGGATTCTAAAGCCTGATTCACGAATGCAGGAAGGCCCGTTTTGCTTTTCCTATCGCCATCGGGTTATCGAGTCGAGCAGCCTTGGGGCAAAGTCCATGAGCTGCATATCAATGGGCGGCATGATTACACTTGGGGACGGATGGGAGTTCACTAAGAATAAGGATAGTATTGCGGAAAACTGCGATGCACTTGAAGACGCTATTTACTCCCGAATCCGTCACCTTTTAATGAAGGCAAATAAAATGGCGATGGATGTGCAATCGAATCAGATCAGGACAGAGTTGGAATCAATGGTCAACGCGGCTGTGTCAGAAGCAAAGCGTGAGGCAAGGCGCTCTACGCGAGAGTCTGAAGGCACAATAAAAACAACTCAAACAGGACGAAAACGAACTAAGGCCAGCAAGATTCATTCCGACCTGCCAGGCAGTGTGACAGATACGGGAGCGCCCATTCAAAGGCGAGGTTTTAAGATCGACTGGTGTAAACTCGCAGATGACCAGATCGGAAAGTATGACGCTCGGACAAACACAGTAAATCTAAACCTGGAGCATCAGTTTGTCGCTTCTGCAAAGCATGAACCGAACATACCAGCAATGTTTGCTGTTGCGCTCGCGGTGTACTCCGACTGGCTATGTACTCATAAAGACGACCAAAAAACATTATTTGAAGTCGATGATTTCGGAAGCACTTTCGGCAGACTTATTAAAGGATGAAGTTCAATGGCGACAAAGTACGAAAAGCACCCGGCAGCGGATCTGTTTCCGATGATGTCGGAGCTTCAGTTCCAGCACCTGAAAGCGGACATAAAGGAACACGGCCAGCGTGAAGACATCATCGTGTGGTGCGGCCTATTGATCGATGGTAGAAATAGGCTTCGAGCCTGCACAGAGCTCGGTATAGAACCGCAGATCTCTGAGTTGATGGAAGAGACCGATCCCGTCAAGTATGTCCTTAGTGAAAACCTTCATCGTCGTCACCTGACAACAAACCAAAGGGCGTGCGTAGCGGCGAAGCTGGCGACGTTGAGACATGGAGATGTGCAAAGCCAAAAGAAAGACGATGGGCCAAATGGCCTATCGTCGATTGACGACTCCGCGAAACTTTTGAATGTATCGCCAAGATCAGTCAAGCGAGTCAAGCACGTCATCGAAAACGCATCGAAGTCTGTCGTTGCTGCTGTTGAGACAGATGAACTTAAAGCGTCATTGGCGGTCAAGTTCATGAAACTTTGCGAGGACAAAAAGGAACAAGCAAAGATCGTCAAGGAAGGGGCAAATGCCGTGCGTGAATACGTCGCGTCGAATTCGACACCAAAAGCGGAGAAGCCATTAGAGCCAAAAGCAGATCAGGAGCAACTGTCGAGAGTAAACGCTGAATTCACTTCTGAGGCTGTAGTCGCCAATGCGGCGGCAATCAAGTCATTGAAGTCTGCCACGAATCCTTCAGTCGTCATATCCGCAGTGTTGAAGACACTGAATACCGAAAATATTACTGCAATTATGCTGTACTGCGAAGAGCTTCTTAGCGACAAGTAAGCAGTGGTGATACGAGGCAAGGTAAAGGCAGGGCGGTTTTCCGTTTTGCCTTTTTTCGTGCTGCTATCCGATTTCCGGATTCTCACCAACTAGACACCATGTTCCGCTATTTTCTGCGGCATGGTCATTGCCGACATCGAATCAGACCTGATCGAGTACGCCGACTTTGAAGAAGTCGCCAGCGTCGCTCGTGCGCGTCTGTTCATCACCGCTGCAAAACGATGGCTGATCCTGCGAGCCGAGTCGGCCAGCAATCAAAGCAGCTCGCTGTCAATCGGCAAATCCTACGTCCAGGACATGCTGAAGCGTGGGCAGGATTTCGTCGCGGCTAACGCGGCAACCTCAAGCGGCGGAGTCGGCGGTGTGCGATTCCTTGGCGTTGGGAGCAACTTCCGATGACCGCGAAACCGAAGGGAATCCAAGCCATATTTGCCGACATTCGCGCGGACTACGACATGACGCGGGAGAGTCGTTTCGTGCGCCGCCGCACTGGCGTGTCGCCGATGGGCTCCGGGCCGGACTATCATTTTCGCACGGAGAGCAAATACTACCAGTCGGTTGAGCAAGCGCGGGATATGGACCGCAACGACTCACTTGTCGGAATTCTTGCCGATCGTCGTGTCGATAATATCGTCCAAAGTGGTTTCACTCTGGATCCAAAGACCGGCGATAAAGGTCTTGACCAAGCCCTTTATGCTTGGTGGGAGGACTATTCGAACGATCCGGATCAATGCGATATCGCGGGCGAATTGACCTGGAAGGAAATGGAGCGGCAATGCTGCCGATCTGAATCTATTGACGGCGACATCGTCGCGACGGGAACCGAGGAGGGTTCGTTTCAGCTGATCGAGTCTCACCTGATTCGCACCAAATCGCGAGTCGAAGACACGTTCCTTGGCGTCACGACCGATCGTGTTGGCCGAAGAACACAGTACCACGTCGCCGAAGAACTGAATGAGTTCGGATCGTTCGGTGATTGCACGCCGATTGACGTTCGCAACGAGGACGGATTGCGCCAAGTTTTCCACATCTACAACCCGAAGCGGGTACAGATGACACGCGGCGTCACGCAGTTGGCCCCGGTGTTTTCAATCGCCGGGATGCTGGAGGACATTAACTTTGCAAAGCTCGTTCAGCAGCAGGTCGTGA